GGTCGAGTTCTTCGAACTCCTGGGCTCCCTCTGCCAATTCTTCTAATGGTCGATGTTGTGGGAAGACTTTTGCGCTTACCCAACTGGCCATCGCTTGAATTGCGGGCCAGATCTTAGAAAGGAACTGCATTGGCTCGGAGAGAATAGTGGTAAACTGAGCAAGAATCTTAATAAGCTCAAGAATAACCACCGACAGCTTCGGAGCGCACGCAACTGTGGCGCACGTCAAAGTGATCTGTGTCAAGATCGCTGTCTTGTTTGTTGTAAAGAAGTCGTCGAGTGATTCAACGGCCTCTGTGGCTCTCACCGCAATATCAAAGAGCTTGCCCATAGTTGTAAAGGGCTTAGTCACTACGCTCGTAACTGCGGTTACTACTTCTGTGAGTCCTTGTTGATCCAGGACCCCGAACTCGGCGAACTCATCGTCGAGTCGCTCACACTTGGCACGAAGCTCAGCCTTGTGGAGACTGACACGCTTACTCTTAAGCGCATCCTTGGCCTGTTCCGCTCGCCTTTGGGCGAGTTTCGCGGCCTTTTTGAGTTTGTCCTCATACGTCGGGACACGGGCGGTCTTGTTCTGATACCGCTTCCTTCCACACCTCTCAAACTCGATCCAAGCCGGTTTTGAAAAAGTTGACGTCATTGTTGACACCCTGAAGATAATCCTTGCACTGCCTTTCACGCACAATACACTCTCTATACGGGTTGCGACCCCAGATACGCTATTGAGATGTGCTGCGCTACGACACAGTACGTTGGGTAAAGGTGATTAAAATGAGGAATATGAATTGATCCACTACTATTTAGAGACTTGTCCTCTTAGGTAGTCAACCGGAATGCCCCAGTGAGAAAGTCCTGCTACAGGACCGCTATCGGGATCTACCGCTTAAAACTAAATGAGTTAGGGTCAATACTAGAGTTTCACAAAACTTGTGAATGGCTTGCTTTCCCCCCTTTCCAGGAGGAGGAACTCAATCGCCACTTGAGTATTCAGAACTTTCGTTCCTTAGGGCTTTCTTTCAGAAGCCTAACTGGTCCCTTGGAAGGTACTCTCACGGGGTGGTGTCATCACCCAAGAAAACCTACCATCATCACCAAGAGTCCTGTATATCTCCACATAGAGTATGGGGTTCGAATCCGCATCTACTGGAAGACCAGCGACATCTGTGGTGGTAACATACAACCACAACACTCCCGAGTTGTAAACCTCAGGATTATAGGAGTTAATGGATTGTATGGCCAACTGTTGGTAGTTGGACGTAAACGGGCACGATACTTGTAACGCATTCTGCTGCCCCCCGACTGTGATATGTTTGGGGGTAGAAGCATAAGCGCTTCCCAAAGCATACTGCGTAGCTGGTACAATGTCAATGTCGTCTTCAAACATAGGATAGTAGAAGGCCGACAGGTGAATGTTTGTATTTGAAGTGTAAGGTATAAATGTGTAGTCCATGCTCCCAGAATAAAATATAAATGAACGAGCTATACAATTGAGCATGTCCTGTGACGGATTAAGATATAAAGAATTAATAGGATCACGGGCCACTAGATTGGTCGCCTTACCGGTGTTGGCCGGCGAGGTGCGAATACCAAAACTAGCAGTATAAATTCCATTACTGTCCTTGCGGAGCGGCATTGGATAGATGCCTTGAAAGCCTGCACGTCTGCACACATCTCGTACATCCCCAACCGTTTGATTGGTCATGGGACTCGGAGACATGCTATGCATGTTGTTAACTTTCACTGCACCGGGCTCAGCTTGATAGTGGGCTGGCTCATCCTCTGCAGCCTGCACATCCAAGACTTCGTAGTCTGTATATGCAGCAGAAGGTGGGGGAGGTGGGCTAACTGTTGTTGGGATAAGTTGTCCCTCTGGAAAGAGGGTAGGATCTCTCATCGGAAACTCACAGAAGAAGTCGTCTCCTGCGGAAATGTACTGATTGCACGTAACGGTAGCTGGAATGGCATTAGTTGTCGTAAGCCGTCCGACCACCCGTATTTCAATCCAGCCGTAAAGGGTTCGGTCGTCCACACGCGAGTATGGTTGTCCAGCCCAATCGTACCAGGATTTTCTGGGTGTGGCAGAAACCCAACCAGGAGTAAACTCAAAGTTGGATTCACCAGCTACATCAAAGATCTCTGTGTTCGCACAAGTGGATTGCGGGAGGGTCTGAAGCCCTCGTTGATCGTAATTGTTTGGAATAAATATGACTGCTATTTTACCTGTATGGAGGCCAGTCGTGACAAACTGGTACTTAAATTTAATAGATCCTGACCAATAACGGAAGAAAGATGAATAATAAGATAAATAGGTATGATCACGAACGACAATAGTTCCATTATTTTGAACGGAACCATCAATCGCATAGTACTGTTGACCAGTCAAAGTGGTATAATTACAAAGCCCGGGAACTACTGGATATGTAGCCAGCAATTTCCCTGGGGCATCTGTATTCGACCAACTAAACTGACCAAACATGGACGGGATCTTCATGAGAGTAGCAAATTTATGTTCGATAGGATCTGAAGAAGAAATGTCTGTAGGTAAATATCCACCGATGGGTGAAGCATCCAGCCTAACAGATCCTCCCACACCTTGCATATGAGCAAGGGGGGTAACGGGGAATATCATGTTCGGCACTGAGCGCATGGGATCGGAGGGTTTGTCCATTGTAAAAATGTCTTTAATGGTGTTGATAATGTTGGAGGCAGCACCTCCCCAATTTCCGGTCACTCCATTCCAGACTGCTCCAGCTATTCCTCCACCAATGGAAAGGCCTTTCTCCCACCAAGAACGTTTTGGGGACGTCTTAGGGGGGCCTACCTCAGGGATTCCCACACTGGACTCTACTACATTGTATGTTGATTCTCGAACAGCAGGCTCCGGAGTTATGTCGGACTGCATATCAAGAACAGTAAAGTCTGAACTTGGAATGAGGGGGGTGTGGGGCCAAATGGG